AATCAATTAGTATCGGATTCCGTGAGGCTATCCGGGCATATCGAAACATCAAGCGTATGAATCAGTTTGATCGTGCTGGCAAGTTTTCACCATTCTGAGGTAACAAATGGGCGTCCACAAAAAACTCATGCAAGCGCGTATGGCGCTGCAAAGCAAACAACTCAAAAAATCTGGCGTAAATGCGTTTGCTAAATACGAATATTTTGAGCTAGGCGATTTTCTGCCAACAGTTCAATCTATTTTTAATGATGTTGGTTTGTGTGGCGTTGTGTCATTCGCTCCAGATGTTGCGACACTGACAATTACCGATTGCGATGATGGAACATCGTTAGCAATTCAATCGCCAATGGCAGAAGCAAATCTAAAGGGCTGTCACCCAATCCAAAACCTAGGAGCAGTGGAAACATACACACGCCGTTATCTGTGGGTTACGGCTATGGAAATTGTTGAGCATGACGCACTAGACGCAACAACTGGAAAAGAAGCGCCACGCCATGCACCAGCAACAACTGAGCAATCTATCGTAAAACCTGAACGTGTAGATGTGCTGATTAACGTCGCAGACAACATGCGCTCATACTACTCAAATAACGATGTGATTGCAGCGTTTGAAGAATACGAATCCGTCACAGACGCTGAAGAACGCGCTTATGTCTGGGCGCTACTCAAACCAGATAGCAAACTTCGTGCAGCGATTAAAGCACACGGTCAATCACTGAAAGGTTAAAAATGAGCGATTTCGACAATACAAATACAGGCGTCTTGTTCAAGAACGAAGATAAACAGTCTGCCAATCATCCTGATTACAAAGGATCAATAAATGTGAATGGTCAAGAATTTTGGCTTTCCGCATGGATTAAACCATTGAAGAAAGACCCGTCTAAACGATTTATGTCTATTTCTGTCAAACCAAAAGAAGCAAAGCAAGCGCCTGCTTCTGACCCTGATTTTGTTGACTCGATTCCGTTCTGATGGCTGCTTAGGTCGCTCCTAAGATGAACTGAGAAGCGGAAACCGCAACGGGATAAATCAGTGATGTATAGGCCAAATGACACAGTGTTAAGTCGCTTGAATACTTTGGCAAATCCCGACCAATTTAACTAAAGGAAAAATCATGTTTGCACTTTTGAATGATCTGGCTAAAGCCGCTGTTGGTGTTGTAGTTGAAACTCCTGTAGCGATTGCTGCCGATGTTTTGACTCTTGGTGGTTCAATTACTGACAAAGATGAGCCATACACAGCAACTGCACTAAAACGTGTTATGGACAATGTTGAACACGCTGTTACACCGGATAAATCATGACTGAATACATTATTGCAATCAAGATTAAATCACCTGTAGAGTTACCTAAAGATATTGGTAATATTCTTGATAAGGTATCTCAAACAGCGTACAACCATATCGCAGCAAAAGGTATTCAGCCTGATGTCTCTGCGGAACTTCGTAAAACGATTAAAAGCTAGGGTAAATCCCTATTCAAATAGCTTTGAGTTAGTTTGACAATATAGGCTAAACAGGAGTTAGAAATGACAGCACATAAACACGCAGAAAACATGCTTCTTTATGCACAAGATGCAGCAGAGACAGAAACACCGTGGGAGAGATGGGAATACCTGTGCGGAGGAAAATGGTTGTCACTATTTAGCAATCCAAATTGGCAGAGTGGATTTGTATTTCGCCGTAAACCAAAGACCCGCAAAGTAACGGTTGATGGTATTGACTATGAGTTTCCAGAGCCTTTGAAAGAGTGGCCTAAAGGAAATAAAGAAGCATGGGTTGTAAGTGGTCATTGTATTTTTCCTTTGAGGGATGAGTTAATCGCAGCAGTTAAGCTTGGAATAGCTCAAGCCACAAAACAAGGTGCAGAAGCACAACTCAAAGCCATTCAAGCAGTCTGCGGGGTATTGAAGTGACTCCCGAAGAAAAAGAGCAACAGTCAGCAAATGATCTTGTTACTCACATTGTTAAACGTGTGAGTGATAGCGTATTTATCGCAAAGTCAAATGCTGGTACTTATGCTTATCAAAACAATCCAAACCCTGACGATCACTCAGCAGCTAGGACAGCAATTATTCAATCTGCAATTGAAAAAGCAGAGTGTGGGATTGTTAGGGCTATTTTGAAAGAGGCTTTGAAATGATTGAAGCAATGAAACAGTGGCTCGAGGCTTTGGAGAATGTAGAAGCTCTTATTGAGCATCAATACACAGGAACAAGAGAAGCAATGTCCTACCTGCAAAACACGGCGGACGATGCGCAAGAGGCACTAACATCCCTTCGAGCCGTTATCGAGCAGGCAGAGAAGCAGGAGCCGGTGGCATGGGTACATAAGGCGCACAAGCATGTTATTTGGTTCGCTCCAGTCGATATGGAAGCGGCTAATTTGTCACCACTCTACCCCGCACCAGCACAGCCAACGCATGCCATACACCCAGATAATTGCATCTGGAAACGCAACGGACATGAAGCATGTACTACTGCACAGCCAGTGCAGGATCGTTGCGCACACTGCGACGATACAGGCGACGTGCATTCGATTGATGGTCAGTGGCGTGGCAAGTGCATCTGCAAGTCGACACAGCCAGCACTCAAGCCGCTGAGTGAGCATTACGAAGCATTAGAACCAGCGTTAGAAAATTTGGTGAACGTCTGCAATAACAGTGTTTTTATGTCCACAACAGACGAAGTAATTTCAGCAGAGGCCGCGCTTGAACGATTGCACAAAGCACGAAAAGCCGCCAATGCACTCAAGGAACAAAAATGACAATCGCACAAGAGATTAGAAACGCTGCTATCAACTGGCCTCAGTTTATTGGTGATGTTGAGTGCGATGTTGCGCAGGCTTTTGATGATGTTCCATACAACCGCATTCACACTTATTTAACAAGTGCACCAGACGATGGATGCTGGAAAGGTTATGAATATCAAGCCCGTATATTTATGCTCTTAGTAGCAGAGGCGCTTGAATGAGCCTACAAAAAAACATCATAGAACTTCTAAGAAAGAACGAGGAAGGGCTAACCACAAACCAGATTTGCACTCAGCTTAATGTTGAGAAAAAAGCTGTGCAACAATCAATGCGGCGACTCAGGGAATACTGCGTTTATATCGACCACTGGACTATCCCAAGGAACATTAAGCGCCCAACTGCTGTATTTTGTTTAGCCTATCTTCCTCCAGATTGCCCGTCGCCCGATGAAAAGACCTAATCCGTTAGTCGTTAAAGTAGCACTAGAGAATGTGCGAAAACAGTTGTTGAACTTTCGTATAGCTCTCTTTGAGTTGGATGAAGGCGCAGATTGTCAAGAGTTCGCGTTACTGCTAAACGATCAGGTCTATATCATTGCCAAGGCTTTTGAGTTACTTGGTAAAACGGATACATTGGAATACAGAAAACTGAAGTCAGCATCAAAGACTTTGGTAGAGTGTTGTAACAGAGGGTTTACATGGCGCAAATCAGATGCGGTTACACTGGATAACGCAGTTGAGATATTTGCAGATCATGTAAATAAAATCCCAATCAAGACTATTATTCAAGCAACAGAGATTTTTCAGCAGGAGTTAAGAAAATGAAACAAGTAATTAAAGAAGCAAATGCACGTCCTATAAAAATTTGGACGGATGAAGTTGAAGACTCTGCATTAACGCAATTAAAGAACCTATCTAGACTTCCATTCATTGCAAGCAATGGTGTTGCATGTATGCCGGATGTACATGCTGGTATTGGTTCTACTGTTGGCACTGTGATTGCTACAGACAAGGCAGTTATACCTGCTGCTGTTGGTGTAGATATTGGGTGTGGAATGAACGCGGTCCGATTGTCTTTAAAAGCATCTGATTTGCCTGAAAACTTAAAGCCTTTGCGAGATGAAATTGAACGCAAGATTCCTCTAGGTGTTGGCGGCGCACACGATCACAGCACCGATATTGGAGAAATTACACAAGAACTACATAAATCAGTGATTAACCCTGTTTTTAAAGGAGATTTAAATAAATTCCATGCAAAAGCAGCAAGTCAAATGGCATCACTTGGTAGTGGAAATCATTTTATTGAAATTTGTCTTGACGAAAATCAAGATGTATGGGTAATGCTACATTCCGGCTCTCGTGGAATTGGAAACATGATTGGTTCTCATTACATTGAGATTGCTAAACGCAATATGGAAAAGTTTTTTATCTCTTTGCCGGACGATAATTTGGCTTATTTTCCAGAAAATACAGAAGATTTTGAAAGCTATATGTGTGCTGTTGGATGGGCGCAAAACTATGCTTTTGAAAATCGCCGCCGCATGATGATTTATGTAATTGAAGCAATGCAAGGAATAATTACAAAACCTTTTACTATCACACAAGAGGCTATTAACTGTCACCATAATTATGTAGAGCGTGAAAACCATTTCGGTAGAAATATGTGGGTTACACGAAAAGGTGCAATTAGAGCTAGAAAAGGCGATCTAGGAATTATTCCGGGTTCAATGGGTCAACGCAGTTATATTGTTCGAGGAAAAGGAGATTTACAGTCTTATTGCTCTTGCTCTCATGGCGCTGGACGTGTTATGTCACGCGCAGAAGCAAAGAGAAAATTTAGCTTAACTGATTTGATTGAACAAACAAAAGGCGTTGAGTGTAGAAAAGATGAATCTGTAATTGATGAAATTCCAGCTTCATACAAAGACATTGATACTGTTATGGCAAATCAAACTGATTTGGTTGAGGTTGTTCACCAACTAAAACAAGTTTTATGCGTCAAAGGCAATTAAAGTTAAGCTAGGCGGCAACTGCGGTCACTTTCGCTATGGGCGGCATGCCATGTCGTTAGCCTTTCCATAACATCCCATAGGATTGGGTTTCCAGTGTCGTACAAGACAGCCGCCTAGCACCTTACCAGCCTATTGGCATTTTTTGGAGATTGAAATGAATGAACAAAACTATGGATATTTGAGAGCATCAATTGCCTATAAGGCATATCAGAATATGGCTGAAAATCTTGACGAAGAAGGCTTGTCTGGTCATTCTTTGAAATTTGATGATCTTGACGAAGGCACTAAGCAATGCTGGATTGCCGCGGCAGAATCCGTCCATACTCATTCAATTGAGCCATTTGTTAAAGCTTTGTGATATACTTTAACTTGAATCTGAATCCCGGCTAGTCTGGATAGTAGGTTTCAACCGGGGAGCTTATGCTCCCCTTTCTTTTTGTTCATTGGCACCCAAAAAGAAAGCCCCTACACCGAAATGTAAGGGCTAAATCCATGAAGATGGACAACAGGAGACTTCAACGAAACTAATAGACACTCCAGTTTGAGCATCGCCTTGTCAGGCCAGCATTACCGGGAATCCCCAGAATTCTAGGCTTGGAGTGCTAATAAAAGAACTATATCACACTAAATCAATTGTGCCTCAAACTCACGGCGCAAAGTTAATCCTTTCAAAACTCTGCCGCCTGCTTTGTTCCATTTGCGCAATTCATCTGGTACGCTATTCCAATCACCAGCATTGATTCTTTTTCTCAACGTGCTAGACCTTAGCGCACCTACACCAAGATTAAAAGCAAAATCAACTATTGCAGCGAGTCTATCATCTGAATCAATTTTTGGGCAAAGCTGGATTACTTTTGGCATGTATTGATTTTTAATCATACAAAGCAAAAGTTCATTTGCACGTTCTTTTGTTATTGGACTGTCTTGCAATGTTACTCGTGTTCCATTTTCGTAGTATGTAGCCCCGTATCCAATCGTAGGAACTCCGGCAGGGCATAAATATGGCGTGAGATAGCAGCCCTCAAAACGACGGGCTAGAGCAGCGGCAATCTCAACGGCGCTCATTTTCCGCGCTTTGCAAGGTTACGGTCTGCCAAATAGATGCCAAGTGCAGCACTGGCTACAGATGCGGCAAACTCGCTTAGAACAATCAATCGAAACTCGGACATGGTAATCATTGCAATTGCCCATGTAGCCGTTCCCGGACGTATTACAGCACTCCATGCGTCAACCCATAAAACACCCGTTTTCACTGCCGTAGCTTTGATAGCCTCAAGCCAGCCATTCGCCTCAATCTCTGAAATATTGGCCTCTGCTTGGACTTGGATTGTCTTAACACCTAATTCAGATTGAACGCGGATAGCCTCAAGGTTTCTGGCATGTTGTGCTGCGTCTAATTCAGCTTGCAACCTCATGCGCTCTAATTCTTGTTGGTGATCTTGCTTTTTGGTTAGCCATGCTGAAATTTCACCCCAAAGCATGCGAAATACTGATCCACCAAAAAAGGAGATAAGTGCGCTAATCATTCAATCCTCCATCCAGTAATCAATACTGTTGTAAATAAGCAAAAACACGGAAAGGATAGCTAGCAGTCCTAAGACTGAGAGAATCCATAGCGTGTGTAAAGCATTCATGATTTTCATTTCAGCGCATTAAGCAAAAGCGACACTGACTCTAAATCTTGTTTTGTGTATTCTGATTTTGGCTTGTTTGCAAGCTCATACAGCTTTTGCTCTATTTCTTTGTAGTTTGATGCTTTGAATGAGTCGCTAGAAATGCCACCATACTTTTGTGAGGCGGCTCTTATTAAAGAGCCTTCACCACTGCCAAGAGCAATATTTAGTGCATCACCAACCTTTTTACCAATTGAACGATCTACTTTAACTCGATCAGCCAAAGGCAGACCAATACTTTTTACTTCTTTCAGCATTTCTTCAAACGTTGCACCCGTGTGTGGGTCAACAGAATAATCTGCGCCATGCACATTTCGGTGGTCGCTAATTCTTACTTTGTACGCGTCCCCGGTTGATGGATTGTCGAACATAAAATACCGCGCCGGGGATATGTTGCTTTTATCGTATGCGTAATCAACATTAGCATCGTCTAGTAATTTACCAAATCTGTTTGACAGCTTTTCAACATCTGATGCTGTTTCAGGTATTTGCCCTCGCCCTTCAATTCGCAGCATTCCAGCTTGCCGGTTCATTGTTCTAGGCGCTGCAAGGTTTGCGCCGTATTGATTCAGCATTTTTGCTGCGCCCGCTGCGCCTTGTTTAGTTGCCAGCAATGAGGATAGTAATCCCAAGGTTTCCCCCGCTACTTTTGGCGCTCCATTCTGTATGGGAGGTGTTAGGCCAACTTGCTCCATCCAGTCGCTACCCATTACGGGCTTTGGCCCAACTGGTACGCCAGCTTTTCTCAAAAGCCATGCAGCTACGTCAACAGGCCCGCTTACATTGGATGCAATGGTGTTGCTTGCTGATTGCGCTAGGTCGCCTGCGTTCTTTTTTAAGTCACGCTGGAACTGTTCATCTTGCAGTATTTCCAGAAGCGATGCCATGATTCATTCTCCACAATTTCCATGCTGTTGCTACACAATAGATAGCAACACCAAATCCAAGACACATAAACGAATTTTCGTGCCTATTTACCCCTGACGCAATAGCGCCTATTGATGTTACAGCCATTCCTATTCGCTGCAATAGTGTGTCTTTGAACTTGCACGAAAGCACGCCAACAATACAGGCCGATGCTACGCAAAGCATAGCAAGCATAAAGACCATACATTACCTCTTAAAAAACTTTTCAATGAGGCCGTTTGTAATTCTTTTGATCTCAAGAGTTGTTATCCCTTCGTGAACTTTTGCGACTATCGCCATGCCGAATAAACCAATCAGAAACCCGACAAGCCCGACAGATTCGCTCATGTGGATTAGTCTTGCAACGTAGTCGCTTGAATAGTATGACAACACCGCACCGCCAGCAGACATAGAAAGTCTTTCGGGAAGTGTGCCATTGATGAAGTTAAGCGAAACCAAAGCACCAGCGACAGAAGCGCCTACTTTTGCAATAGTTGGGTCAACGTCTGCCGCCATAATCACCTCAAGAATAGTAAGTTGCTCGCGGCGACGCCGCATGTAATCGCGTTGGCCGCAACGCGCCCTTCTTTGGGTACTTCGTCACGCTGAAGAATCCATGCAAAACCAGCTTTGAACGCGATGAAAGGTAGCCAGCCATGCGACATAAGCCCCTTCATTAACGGGTTTGATTCAACCCCCGCGCCGCTTGTGATCGCAATTTTTGTCGTCACCACATCCGCAGCTTGACAAGCCACAGCCGTGTTTTTACTCTCAAGCGTTGCGCAGCCTGAGAGCAGAATGGCAATGGCAATAATGATGGCACGCATATTAATTCACAGATCGGCAAGTCTCAAACCAATTTGTACCATCATGGATAAAACTGATTGTTGTGTTAATCGCACCAGTCAGATTACCAGCCATACGAAGGTTTGTGCCATCAACTAAGGTCGTATTTGCATTACCAAACATCACTGTCAATCGTTGACCAGTTTTTCCACCTGCAATACTTGTTACATTTGTTGCTGATGAATTGTTGAACATCACTAAATCTTGAAGACCGGGAAGCGTAGGTGTTGCGCTGTTGTCGCTAATCATCGTCGGGAACGCTGAGTAATACAGAAGCGTGTTCTGCATGAAGTTCTTTTGAACTGTCCCGCTAATGTCGCCACCCAAGAGATTGACAATACACCCTGCTGTCTGTGTTAATGATGTGTAACGCACATTAAAGAGATTTGCCGCTGTACTAGCGCCGATTGTTATTGCTTGCACTTCACTTTGCGCGATGCTGAAATTGCGCACCGTGCCAGATGTCAAGATTGAGCCACCTTGAACACCACTCAACGAGCAGTTGACGGATGTTCCATTCAAGACAAAATCAGCACCATCCGTAGGCGATGCGTTGGTGTTTTCAAAGTGGGCACCGAAGAACTTCGGATTACACCCGGTTGAGTATACGAGAGACTTTGTGAAATACCCTTGGAACGTGACCCCGTAAAAGTTTGCTTCAAACAGTGTTGAGCCACCTGTTCCTGACGTTGTATCAATCTCAATTGCTCGTTGAATCGTCCCCGCGCCGGATGACCCGACAACTTCCACGCCATGCCAATTGACCGCATTGCAGGCATACTCAACACGAATACCCACAGTAGCAGATTGGTAGACTTTCAGGCTTTGAATTCTGGATGTCTGGAAGTTTGTGCCCCAAAGTCCATATGCCCAACGTCCTGAACCAGATGCAGTAATGTTAACGCTTTCAATTTCGTCATTACTTGCGCCAAGTGTTTTATTGCTGATATTGATCGCCTTGCCACCGCTTGCATTTGACGTGCGAATTTGCAAATCAGCTAAACGGTATTGCGCATAGTTTGCCGAAACGACAATACCATCAGTCGCCCCCGTGAAATTGATAATGCTCGATTCTCGGCCTTGCCCCTGCAATACACAATTATCCGGTACTACCACAGCAGCAGAACTATTTGAAGTGCCAGCAGGAATGGTAACAGTTCCGCCGCCATTTGCAGCGACAAGATTTAGCGCGGCAGTGATAGCGGCGTTGTCGTCTGTGCTTCCGTCTATCTTTGCTCCTGCCATCGTCGTATCAATATCAATGGTATTGACGCGAACCCATACGCCATTTGTTCCAGAAGCAGTTTCACCAGTGCCAGCAAGAAACGCAGACAGAGACTGAGAACCAACGCCCGGAACAGTAGGGCTGATTACTGTGATGCCGTTGTGTGTTGACTTTGCCTTACTCGCATTCCAGACAAACAAACCGCCACCTTGAGGGCCGCGATTTGTTGCCGCGTATCCGTTGTAAAAGCTCACGCAGTCATAATAAACGCCGTCTGTAGTTGGGATGATCCCCGCAAGGTTTTGAATGGTGTTGCCGCCGCTGTTACCAAAATCAGCCGCGCTAACGGATTCTCGCATCTTTTCGGCAACCGTCCTAACCTCATCTCCCTCTGTTGTGTAACTAACCAAATCAGCACTGAATTTGTACGGCATGGAAAGTTCTGAATAAACCTGAGAGCCTTTTTTGTCTCGCACAAGAATAGAGTAGTCGCCGGATGTGTAAAACATCGCGGGCGAACCATTGCGCGAAGGGTATCCGTTGATTGTGCGGATTGGCTGCTCTGCCGTGATTGTTAAATCCTCATCCCAATACACAGTTTGAGGGTTGCCAATAGGCTCTAGATTGACTGTGCCAACATAGATATAACCATTCTCAAGAGGGATTCCAGCCGTATCAGCAAAAAAAGGATATGGAGGTGTTACTGATTGGGTCATGGCTGGCCTTTCTTCAATTCGCTTGCAAAGTTGATTGTTCGGTCTATCTTTTGTTTGATTGCTTTTTCTTGCGCTACACTTCTGAGAGCGCGAAGCGTACTCATTACTGGTAAAGGCAAACCAGTTGCAGCGCCCATTGCGCCAGCTTCGCCTAGTGCGGAGATAAGCGTTAGAGCCGTGCCGCTGGTGTTGACCAATGTTCCGGGCGGTACTGTTTCAATCCAGTTAGCCACATCAGCAACATCTCGCACGGTTTGGGCGCGTTGTTTGCCTAGCACAAGATCAAGCCTGCCGTTTGCATCCAATGTCTTAACAGCATCGCCCAACTTCGCAGAACTAAACATAGCTTGATCTGCGGAACCAGTGGCGCGAGAGGTTGCACGTTCTTGAATATGGCGAATCGTGGCAGCTTGCAGGTCTTTCCAAGCGTCCGGGCCTTCGCCGCCAGTTGTATGCAAAACACGTTTCAGAAAAGTGATTTCGTCAGGGCTTGCGCGAAGTATTGAATTGCGGAAAACCTCGTCAGCGTACACACGACGATCATCAGAACCGCGCTTCGTCTGCAAAAGGTCTTTCACAATAGCGCGGTTTTCAAATTTGACAGCTTGCATACGGCGCTGCGCATTGGCCTGTTTCAGCAGTGGGCCAGCATATGGATCAATCTGCGCGTCAATCAGGTTTTTCATTACTGCCAACTGCCTGCGTTCTGTTGCATTTGATGGAGATATTTCGCTAATCTCTCTACGAATTTTTGCAAAATCGCTCACCGTCATTCCCGGAATTTGCTGATATGAATCAGCACCAACACCAGAAAAAGGTGAATTGCTTGATTTTGTTAAAGTGTCTTTTTTAAGTGATATTTCACCGCTGCGGTCAACTTCACCAAGACCTAAATGGGCAATTGACCGCTTAACAGAATCAATTACTTTTGTTGAATCAACGCCATAAGGATGGCTGTTTAACCATGATTCAAGAGTTCCATTAAATACATCTTCACCAAACTGGATCATCACAGGACGAGCAACATCCACCATATTGTTAGCCTCTGGTGATTTATAAAACTGGTTATACATTGCCCGCGTTTTGGCTTTCTCTTTGTCCCAACCCTCAGACAAGGCGCGGATAACACGATCTCCAGCCGTTGATGGTGATACAACGCTTGACCCTGTTTGATCTGCAATAGCGTCAAAGTTTGCCAACACATCACGATGCGCCCGTTCTTTTTGTTCGCGCAACGCTTGACCGCTTTGACGTTTGATCTGATCCCTCTCAAAAGCCAAAATATCAGGGTTACGGGTCAATTCGCCACCAGTCAGAGACACAGACACGGGCAAGCTCTCTGCGGTAGTCATGCGGCGCATCACATCCGGCAATTGAGCACTACCTGCCGAGGCTTTGCCAAAGGCTTGTTCTGCCGCTTGTGACAGCGCATCACCACCAGACATAGATTCACGGGCTTTCGTTGCAATGTTTGCAATGCCTTGTTCTGCGGCGCGTCCAACTTGAGCACCACGCGCCAAAGCCGCATTGCCTGCCACTTGTATCAACGGCACTTGTTGGGCAATTGCACGGCTTGCACCTTGGCCCATTCCTACCAATCCCATAGGGCCAGCAATCACGGGCGGGAGTTTCGCCTCTTCCATGAATTGCGCCACGTTTTGCAGCGTTGCAGCGCCCTCTTGAGATGGTTTGTATGTCATGCCCTGCATAACACGCTGGAAGGCTTGTTCAGGCGTTTCTTGCCCTGTTCCTAGGGCTGCGTTATATGCCGCCATAGCACCGGGGACAACACCAACAGCGGCAGAGCCTGCGGTTAGTGCTGCTTCGCCAATTCCTTTAAGCGTTGTCGGGCCTGAAACCGTTTCAGCCAGTATAGGCTCACGCCCTAGGTCTTGGTATGTAGTTCCGGGGATATTCGCGCCGGGTTCTTTTCTTGCGCGAACAATCTCAGCCCCGAGAATACGGGCATATTCCATATTCCCGGCGTTGTAGGCTTTTTGCAGGCCTTCTTCAAGTTGCGCAATCGTTGCCATTACTTCATTACTCCCAATTCACGGAGAATGTCATCAGTTGATTTGCCGCCACTAGGACGTGCTGAAGGTGTATCAGGGATGGAGTCAGGAGCGCCATATTTTTTAGTCAATGTTGCTCTTGCTTTCAGCATCAATCTCTGGGCTTCTTTTACGTTGTCAGTAAATTGCTGCTCAGATTGAGCGCGTGACAAATTGGTTAATGCGGCGCGAAGCTGCTCACCCTCTGCGTTACTTAATGAGCCTGTCCCCTTCATAGCGGGGATTTGACTCAAGAATGCTTGAGAGCCTAATGTATTGATAAGCGCAATTGCATCAGCAGATTTATCGCTAAATGGCGCACTTCCACCGGGGATACGGCCTTCAATTGCTCCAAGAACTCGCGGCAATGCTGGATTTTGAAGCAATCGATCAGCAGTGTTAAGGAAGTTGTCAATTGTTGCTCTGCCTGATTCCAGATCGGATACGCGCTGTCGTGCCTCTGTTCCAATTTTGTCTTGCATCTCTTGTATTTTTAGCCCAAGTTCCTGCCGTTTAAGCACGTTGGTTTCACGAGAGATAGCCGCATTCAGTGCTGCAATGCGGTTTTTTTCCTTGTCGCTGGCAATGTCATTTTTGACTTTCTCCAAATCCCAAATTGCTTTTTGCTCTGCGTATTGAGCTTGTACGCCTTTTGTTTTTGCTTCAGCTTGTGACTGTTGCAATTCAGATGGAGCTTTTTCAGCGGTACGTTGTTCACCTGCCATTTTTGCCCATTTATCAGGGTCAACAGCAGACAAAGCAAGCCCAAGATTTGCGCCAATCAAATCAGGGGCAGAATCCAGAGCCTGACGCATGATCTTGAACTGAGTTACATCACGCCCTGCGTTTTGGTTAGCCGTGATTTGATCGTCAACAATCTTTTTGGCTACATCAGGAGCGCCGTTACGAATGGCGTTGAATGCTTGAACTCCTAGCGTAAAAGATTCTTCTTTCTGCGCTTCGTTTTGTACTTTCCATGCGTTAGTAAACGCATCTTTTACTTGCGGATACTTGGCCGTAATCATTGCCGCGCCGGAGGCTGAGGGCTTCATGAAATACGACTGAATATCTTGCTGGTATTGGAGTTGAGCCTGACGCGCTTGCTCTTGGGCTACGCGTTGTTGCTCCATCTGATTAACAGCTTGACCAAGCTGCAAGCCTTGCACATAACCTTCAAGCGGCTGCGCAGTTGGTACGGTGTAGTCATAAGGCGCTACCATTTTTAACCCCCATATCCCGGAATGCCAATTGCAGAACCAAAAGCACCCGATGACAAATAACCACCATCAGAAGGCGTAAACGATCCACCTGAACCGCCAAACAAGTTTTTAAACAATCCTGAGCTTTGCGCATAGCCTGCAAGCTGTCCGGGGATTTGATACAAGCCCTGCATGGCCTTGGCGCTACCAAGAATTCCACCAGCTTGTGCAGCACCTGCCTGCCCTTGCAATGCTGCAATCTGCGCCGCAGAGTTCAATCCGCCTACACCAGTCTGTGCTGCGCTTGCTTGCCCGATTTGCGCAAGGTTTTGCGTAGTGGTTTGCCCGAGCGATGTAAGACCGCCGAGACGTGAGTATTGCTGGTTAATCAAGGAGTTAAGCAACTGAGGACGGAACTGTGCCAGAGCCGCCTGAGTGTTGCCACCACGAAGCCCGCCAGTTGCAGATGCGTTTTGCAGCAAAGCATTTTCTCCTTGTTGCGTGAGCGCCTGCATTTCGGGCGACTGTGCAATTTTGTCGATTGCCGATTGCTGCGCAGCGCCACCAGACAGGCCAATTAAGGCTTGCTGTTGCGCCAGTGCAGGAGCGCCTGCTTGTGCGTATGGCTGCAAATTTGTGAGGCTTGCAGTTCCTTGATTTACATAAGGTCGCAGCAATGCCTGAAGAGCGTCGAATTGTCTGCGCTGCTCCTCAATACTGTTTGCTGAAGCCTGTGTTTGCGCGGCGGAAGCGGCTTGCGATGCGTCTGCTGCTGCATTGCTTGAATCAATGCTTCCACCAATTGATGCGCCGATTACTCCACCAATACCAGGAGCAATAGCGTTTCCAATAATTCCACCGACTAGACCGCCCATGATTTCAACTCCATACTAACAAAGCCGTTTTGCTCTTCAACCGGTTTGAATCCAAGTCGTTGCGCAAAACAAATGCTTTTTTGGTTGTCCTTGTGGGCTTTTGTGCGGGCTTTACCGAACCTCTCGACCAAACCGCCCACTACGCGCCGCAATAAGCCTTTTGTTGCCCATTGCCCATGCTTTTCAGGAACTACAAAACAATCAATTTCGTTTCCAGAAACAATAAAACACCCGCCGTTAAACGGGTAAATTTCGCATGTGCTCTCAAGGATTGAACGGGCTTTTTCGTCCGGGCGAATGCCGTAATATTTCTCAGTCGTTGACTGTATTACTTGCCAGACTTGATCGGAGATTAGCGCCATTCCTATGCCCCTAGAACATGGCCGCTGGTTGCCTTATCTCAGCGGTCACAAATATACCAGATTTTTATAAAACAAATCAAGTAATTTCTCGCCCATTTGCGCGAATTGTCAAAGATGTTGCAGCGCCTGCTAATGTGGATATAAATCCACCAGACTCTAATGATTGCCCAACCAACTCAGGACAATGATAAGTTTCACCGGGCGCAATTGATTTTGAGCTAATCAACAAATTAGCAGAGCTAGCAGAGCCGCCCGAAGTAACCAAATTAGCCGAAAACGTAACGTTTCCAGAGGTTGTATTTGTCACTTTGAAACTATCAATAATTGTTTTGCAATTAGTTGCTGTGTATTGAGTAGTTTGTGCATTCTCAGCTTGTTTTGCTGCAATTAGAACTTTTACGGTTACTGTCATGGCATCACCTCTTAAATATTGTTGCTCACGGTTACGATGATTGAAGGAATTGCTGGAACAGGAGCCGCAGCAGCAAAGGCCGCTAATTGCACCGAAGTATCACTGACTGCAAATTTAAATTCAGCGTAATCGCCTGCTTTCAAATCCAAGAAGAAATTAGCAGCACTAAATATCTCTGCGTTATTGCCTTGGACTTGAATTTGACTTGCTGAATTGGCTACATCCGTACCATTGATTGCAGACCAAATCCAAAAATTAGCAGTTCCACCAGTTGATTTATCTAGTTGAATTGAAAACTGAAAGTCATAAACTCCCGGTTCATCAACATAAATTCTTGAGGTTGTCGCACCGATGTAAACACCCTTGCTTAATGAAGTGGTGTTATAGGTGATCGGGTAAGCCGTGTTTGCTACTGCCGCTGTTTGCGTGGTCGTATCCAAAAACATGCCATGCCGCGACCGCTTTACTGGAGGTGCAGGAGGAGCAGTCAAGAGCATATCCAAGTCGTGCCGGATGCCGCTTAAATCTGATTGTTGCGGGATGGATAGGGCAAGGTCTTGGGCTACCTGAGATAGCGTGTTTAACGCTTGCTCTGGGCGTGTACTGGTTAACGAAACCTCATGCGCTAAAGCAGAGAAAAGAGCTAATGCTTCCTGAGCGGTGAATTCTGCCGTATCAGCGGATAGCGTGACTTCCTCTAGCTGGTTGTCTGAAATAGTGTTAGCCGTACTAAACAACTGTTCAAACTGTTTGATGGACTCAGCATCAGGCAGAAACTTTTCCAATTGAGCGCGGGATAGCTTTAACCTCATTCCAAAGCCTCCACAGTTGCCTCAAGCCGCGCAAAACTTGCATGTGCTTGGCTAGTCCCTCTGAATCGCTGCATTCTGAGGTAGTCCATCTTTCCTTGCTGCAACCATGCAAGGCGCTTCATACGTGCACCCGGCGCGCCAGCAGAGATATAGCGGTCTTGGCTCCATGTTTGGCCATCAACAGAATAGGACGTACTTATTCGCGCTTCTTCTGTTGCGTAGCCAGTTAATGCTACCAATTCAAGAGCATGGAATATTGCCCCTTTGCCTTTGTTGTAGGCAATTGATGTGCCAAACTCCCAGCGAACATTACTACCCCATAGGGTAGAAACATCGCGAGTAAGCCTTCCAATTTCTGTACCGTATCCGCAATACCAATCGCCATAACAAAAAACAAAGTTAAGCGCCTGATATGCGGAAAACCCGCTTAGAGTGGTCGTTAAAACATGCCAAACCGCAGTGCCGAATACTTTAGATGCGCCTGCGTCAAATACTAGCGTTTTATCAGGCAAACGGATATAGAGAAACTCATGCGACTTATCAATGCGTGATTCAACTTTAATAGACTGAATTTCAGCTTCTGTATAACTCGCGATGATTTCGTCAATCTCTTGAGTAGAGATTTTCTGCGTTTGTCCATTGGCGCCAATGTAAACAGATACCCCCTCGTTTCTACCAGAGCCAACAAAAGCAATTGAATCTAGGAACTTGCAGCAGGCAAACGTGCCAACTGCACCTTTCATTATTTGCGCACCTTCAATGCGTTGATATGGGAATAAATCGCCGCCTACGTTGTCGAAAGCTTCAATGGTATAGCGATTGACAGCATGAGGCTCATTCCTTAGCTTAATCAATGCTTTAACAGGGTCAGGATCAGCCTCTGAACTTCCGTATTTCAAAGGGTTAACACTTGTCGGGTCATTTAGCTCTGTGACGATTAGGTTATCACCATCGGTCGTCATAAAGTAACCGTCAGTGAAACAGAAATGAACTACCGTTCCCAAGTCTGGGTCTGTGACTTGCGTAAGCGTCGATCCATCCCAATAGAAAAGACTCCCACTAGAAGCAATCGCCAGACGATCAAAGGAGTAATCAAGAGTGACATATCCAGAACCCCCAACATCGCCTAAAGTCGTTACAACACCCGCGCTAGACACAGACACTAGCTTCGTGCCCATAACGCGATACATCACGTCATTCCAGGCAATACCGCCTCGATCATCGCCGGGGCCAGTGGCAAACGATGTAACACCATCAGCAGGACGCAAATAACCCTTGCTAATCCCTTGCTCTTTTGGGACTGGAACTAGGTTAACCGGGTATGAGACACGAAAATCAGCGTTTTCCGTGTAGATACCGCTGAGAATATCGACTTGCATTAGCCGATACGCCAGTTTGTGCCATCGCTGAAAACGGGCACTTTGTTAGAGCCACCACCAGCTACAACGCTGTTAAATGTGGTTGCGTTTGCGTCAGTTACAAAAGATCGCGCACCAACGCCAGCGGTAGAAGCACTAAACAGATTTGCAACTGTCACGCCCGTGGTTTTCACGTAGTTAGTCGCCACAAGGCTATCGGCTTCAACGTCATCAAAGTTAGCTTGCAACCAATCTTTAATCGTGGTTAGCGTTACTTTGCGAGAATCGCCAGCGTCTGAGGAATAAACAGGAAATTGCAGCCCTGCGGATGCTGTATCAATTTCGGTCAATTGGTTAATCGTTGCCATGTTTTCCTCACAAATCTATGTTTCCATCCAAACCCGTTGAAAGTGGGTCTGTAGGTGGTTGTAATGTTGGGCTTGTATTACGCCAGTATTTATTTCCTGACCCTGCCAATGTCGGAAATGAATATTGCATTTCAGAAGGTATAAGCGTTTTTGACAGCAGCGCGTCATAACCTTGTTTAGCTGCTACTTTTATTTCAATGGAAACCGCTTTCCCATAGGCTGGGCCTAGACGTACTGACAAATTATTAATGATTGCTGAATTAGCCGAATCAGTAACATTTGTTTCTGAATCCAGATCGGAATTTTCAGGCGATGTAGGCAATGGATAACCTAGGCGAATACCCAAAGCATTCCATTCAGCCATCATTGCATCAAGTTTACGAAGCGCACGCTCCCATTGATCGGCAGACAGTTCAAAGGCGTAAGTCGCAAGACCTAGGCCGTCAAACGCTTCTTCAATGAATTGGCGCTTCGTGTAGCTCATTTTGTTGCCTCATCAATCTTTGACAACAGTGTTTTGTCGGATGTGCGACCATCAAACTTAATGCCTAACTCGTTAGCTTTAATCTCAAGCTCTGCTCGAGTAGGTGCGTCTGCGCTCTCTGCTGGTTTTACGCTTTGCGTTTCGGCAACAGCTTGAGGAGAATCAAGCCAACCATCAGCCAGATATTCTTTAACCTGCTCATCTTTTACGACAATGGTTTGCACCATTACACCGTGCAATTTTTCTTTGCCGCCTGATTTGTAAAGCATCGTGCTCATTTTTTAGCCTTTTTCTTTGCCTCTTTAGCAACGCTCAAAGCAATAGCGACTGACTGCTTTTGAGGTTTGCCTGACTTGATTTCCTTTTTGATGTTTTCGGAAACCGTCTTTTTGGAATAGCCTTTTTTCAGCATGTCACTTCCTTTATGGAAAGAGAGGGGCCGAAGCCCCTCCATTTATCAGGTCTGGTTTTCCAGCATGATGCCAGCCAACTCAGGATTGAGCACAGCGGCGTTAGCCCAGATAAACATGCGGTATTTAGCCACAAGCGTATCCACGTTGGAATCAGACAGCATCACGATCTGGATGCCAGAATCGGTCGTAGCCTTGCGGACTTTCTTACCAGTGCTCTCGAAAGGCTCTGTATTGAAGTCAGCATGCAGGATTTCGACTGCGGGTTTCTCGTAGAACACGGACACAGGCTTTGTGACGATGTTCTTGATTGTGATAGCAGCGTTATCGGCTGGTGTAGTGTTGACGTTCGCATAAGCCTTTTGAGCAGCGGAAGAGCCGTCAGCAGGAACAATGGCAGGACTGATAGTCCAGTTACCACCGCTAATAGCCATAATGCGGAATGTTTTCAGTTGACCGGTGGACTGCTTGTTGATTTGACCAACAGCATACACACCAGCAATAGTAAACACATCGCCCACAGCAGCATTAGCGCCAGTATCGACTGCCAGAGTCTGCGTACGGTTATCTACTGGCAAACCAGCAGAAGTAGCGGCAGGAGTGGTGTATTGGTTTGCACCGTTCACCAAATAGCCGGAACCAGTCGAACCCGTCAAAGTCTTGGCGTAGTCAACGCGGAAGGTATCAAAACCAGCCACAGGAGGCAGAGCGGAACGAGTGTAAGCGTCCATTGGAGCGCCTGCCATCGTACCACGGCTTGCCAGATTACCAGCCATGTTCTTTGCCATGCGGGGATTCAGCAGCATCACGCGCTGGCCTTGAGTGCATTGCTGTTCAAGCATCAGGGCATCAGCTTCAGCGGCATCATCGTATGTATCAATGGAAGTAGTGTTAATCACTGCCAATGTGCCATAGTCAGCAATCGCGCCTGCAACCAGAGTATCCACTTTGTTAGAAAGCAGTTTCTGAGTTGTAGCGACAATATTTGCCATGATGTGAGGATTGTTCAAATCCACACCAGTCAGCGACACAGGCACGTTACGAATGTGCGACTCTGTGAGAGTGCTAGGGACGGTCAGCTCTGTCAGGTCTTTGTAGCTGGACGACATATCACGACCGTCAACCACCTCAGACATGAGAGGCATAGGGCGATAGAACGTCTGACCAGACTCGGCAAGAGCGCCGGACGGGGCTTTGTACTTAGATACGTTTTTGGCTGTGACGTTAGATGCGTCAAAACCAGCAACAACATCCTCGAAGAAGATGTCAACTTTTTTAGAAAATGAGTTTGCCATGATCGGCTCCTTAAAAAAATGAGGTTTAAATGCCTTGCGGCGTTCTTACTCATCCTTTAGAGCCGGATGGAGGCTTTCGCTGCCCGTGAGGTGGGCGAGTCCGTGCAAAATATTATAGGGGAATTAAATCCCCTGTCAATTATTTTTGATTTGCTTTGCGAAAAGCGATAACCTTATTAAAGTTACCTGTCTTTTCAGCCTCTGCGCGTAATTCTGCCAATTTGCGGTCGTAATTGCTTCCGGCAGTTGCTCCAACAGAAACAGTTTTTTCGGGAGGTGGAGGGGTCTTTTTCATTACAGTACCTTTCATTTTTGCGCGGTATTCATTCACAGCAAGGGCAAATCGAATAGGGTCTTTGATTTCAGACAGCTTTTCCAATGCGTTGTAATCCTTGCCAATTGAATAAACGATTGCGGCAGAATCATCAAAGCCTTGCAGAATTACGGTTTGCTGCACTTGGCTTAACGCAGCGTTAATCATGGCCTCAGATTCTGCAAAATCAGGCGCTTTCAATTCTTCGCGCTGTTTGGAGTAGTGCTGAACGCGGCTTTGCCATTGCTCTTCAATGATCTGTTGTTCGCTCTTTACTTTTTCCTGTTGCGCGTCAAATTCCCGCTTTTCGGTGTACCACTTATCAATCTCTTCGTCGAATTTGTCTTGATCGTAATCAATGCTTGGGTCGCTCAATTTTGGGCGTTGACGAAGATTAACGGTTTGCACGTCCTGAGTTTTCAGCTTTTCGCGCAGTTCCCGCAGTTCTTTTTGCTGTTCTGCGTATTGCTTGCGCAACTGCTTTACCCAAGGGCGCTCAGTCTCTTCGGTTTTCTCTGGCAATGTTTCAACAGGTGTTTCTTCCTGATCCGAAGCTACAGGCTCTGATTCTGTTTCAGACTCTGTTTCTGCTTCAGTGATTTGATCTTCTTCTTCAATCTCGTTTTGTACTTCCTCGGGTGTTTCATTTTCAAGCATTTGGCGCTCCATACTCGCTGGCTACGGGCAGCGGGGCCGCTTGGCTCAGGGATTGAGCCAAATTCATCAAGTGTTCTTGCTGGCTAATGTCCATCGTGGACATAGTTTGAGCCGTTTCCGCTTTAGTTTGCTCTGCTTTGGCAATGGTCAGCACAGTGTCAGCGTTAGCCTTCACAGCCTTAGCTTCAGCTTCACGCGCTGCGGCGTTCAGGTATTGCGTTTGCGCGTCTGGGGCTTGGCCTTGCATCTCTTGCATGAGTTGCTGCGCTTCTTCCTCTGTTGGCTTCAAAGCTCCCAACTTAATCAGCTTTCGGCGGTAATATTTATTCACATCCTCAGAACCTTCCACATCCATATTCATCATGGCAAGAGCCTCAAGGATTGTTTTTGTTTCAGGGTCTGTTGCTACAGCATTCATAGCGGTCAGATTCTTAACTGCCGCCTGACGTTTGGATTGTGAAGCTGGGCCAATTGTTGCTGTCACATCAAATTTTGCATCATCCAAATTGTTGATAACAGTTGTCTTTCCTTCGTTTGTCGCCATCAATTGATGGAGTTTCGCGCTAGAAGGTGTTCCGTTCTCATCAATCAGTTTGACGTTTCGATCATCCTCTACGTAAATTTCTTTAGCCATTGATAGCCAAATCTCTGCGCTGCGCTTGTCTGCTTTGGCGTAGTTTGAAAGGTAGATAAACGATTGCATATCTACGCGAGTCTGGATTAGTTCTACTGCTTGCGCAGAGATATTGCTAACCATCTTGTCAGCGCCATTAGATACGCCTAACAAATCCTGAAGATCACGCTCTGCCACTTCAATTAAAGCAGCAATTGCAGGAGGAATAGAAGGTGGTTTTGTGTAGCCTACTGGCCCTGCGGCTTGTTGCGTTCCATCTGCTCCGGTGATTTTGTTAACCAGCATGTAAGGGTATTTATTAACAATGTCATTGCTCCACATATCAGAATGACCTTGCATCTGCTCGGGTACAAAAATAGGCTTCTCAATTGGAGATAACGAGGCAATTTCAACCAATTTAGAACGAAGAATATTGCCTAATCTTGCTGAGTCTTTGCATGTGCGAACAATGCCAGAGAATCGCTCGATACCACCAATAAACCAGCGTTTACCGTAAATAGGAACAATCGGAATTTGATCGCCAGCAATATAACCACAATCCTCTAGGACTTTGTTTCCATCAAGAATGTATTTATGAACCTTGCGTTCTTTGATTGTGCGCTCTGATACCTTTTTATTTCCAATGGCGTTAAATGTTGCTAGCGTTTCCTCGTCAAGATCGTCAATCTCAATCTTTTGCTTGTTGCCTGCTACATCTTCATAAATAGCAATTTTGCAGTCTTTGTATTCAACTTCGTAATACTCGCACAACCAGATGTAATCTGTTGATGCCCAATCAAACTGCAATCCATATTGTTGATAATTCCATGAGGTTGAATCTTCAATCCCGTATTCATCCTCATATTCACCTTTTGTTTTAGGCGACAAAACCCAACATTTTTTTGCGTCTGACTTGTCTTGCCGTTTAGCGCCTAGATCGAAAAATACACGGCTTTCTGCTTCGTAGATTGGCTCAAATTTAATTCGTTGATTTTCGTTTTCAGGGTCTGATTCATCTTCATAGCATGAGCGCAATCGCCATGCGCCGAATCCACCTGCGCAAGCCTCATCAAATGCTCCGTCTTTAGCTTCATCTGCATTCGAATCTTTCTCGTCAGCACGCAAAAGCCCGTTGCAGAATTGAGCAAGTTTTGAATTGTCAGTTCCGTCTTTTGATGTAAAGTCAATCTCAATTCTGTTATTTCTATATTCTGCATAGACTTTTAACAATGCCATTTGAATCTTATTAGATTCAAACTTAGGGGCATTCTCAAACATATCACCAACAACACCTTCCCAACTTGCGCCGGGCAGCGCTACAAATCGCCTATCTTCAGCGCATAGATCACGCTCTTCTGATACAGCAGACCATACAAGATCAAATTCCTTAATGGCTGATTCGTGAATATCTTTGAGATTGCGTTTCATGATTTACCACTTACTAAACATTGGTGTTGGAGTGAATTGTACGGGTTTTGCGACATTATTTGCCCTTCTTGCTCCCTCACAAGCATATCTAAGTGCATCAATAACGTGATTTTTCTTATCTTCCAGAATTGGAAGAACTTTCCCAGTTAAAGGGTCTGTTTTATAGCTGTAATGGGTTAATTCATCTATTGTGTGTTTACAGCGAGAATGTACGACTATTTCAAATGATTTAAGCCATTCAATGCCATCCTCTACGGATTTTGGCCCTTTTACTGCCGCCATAATCTTGGGAAACCCGTTATTCCTCATGTGCGAAATAGTCTCAGGTCTAGCCGAATCAGCAACGATAGGCCATTTTTCAGATTCTGGCACGGTCATAAACAAGCTAGGCGTGTCCATGATCTCGCACCCTACCATGTAAGCCTCATGGTCAATAAATAGCTTTCTGCCAACGATATGACAACGGACTAACACTGTAGGGTCAACAGCAAATCCCCAGTCAGCACCTAAACGATGGACAGCATCATCAGGCGATTCAAAATCCTCAATTCCCCAATTCCTGAATACCTTAGTGTCTGAGCGTTGGAGATACTTACCCTCCCAAACGTGCGCAAATTTATCAGGGTCGCGTGAACGGTCGTACTCCATCTCACGGCGAAGCACATCAGGAAAGTGAGGGTTGTCACGGTAGTTAACCTCGATCACTGCGCTATCAGGAGGAGGCTTATCCCCTCTTAATAGAGTATCAATAGGGTCTGTGTTTTGTGCTGGATTCCAGCTTGCCCAAATCTGGCTATTCGGCTTTCTAATTGTCGGGCGCAATAGATCAAGGCTTCGCTGGCTTAGGCTTTGGGCTTCTTCGATCCATGCTGCGTCAAACCCTTCCAGCGACTTAATCGAGTCTGCCGTGTGGTCTTGCATGCCTTGGAAAATGATTAGTGAACCAGTCTTTCCAATGATCTTGTTTTGTTGGACTTCAAATAGATGCCCAACTCCCAATTCTTCAATCTTGATCTCAATCAGCTTTTTAACCGATTGGTCTAGAGTCTTTTGAACCTCTCGGACACAAACCAAATGGAATTTTTCTGTCGCTGCACGTTCTACAGCCAACTCAGCAAAGAAATGAGATTTACCAGAACCACGTCCACCATGAGCGCCTAGATACCTAAGATTAGGTTTAAGCAGCGGCTTAAATACTCTAGGCGTTGGTATTTCAAGCTTCATTGTGGTCAATGATCTTTCGCACTACTGCTGTAACCGCAACAGGCCCTCCGCCTTCACCCACATGCTCAGTCCGATTTAGCTTAGGTGCGGCATATTCAGCCAGTTTTGCCAACAAATCCAATGCTTTTTCAGGAGCTGGTTTTATTCCATGCTCTAATTGACCGTTAGCCACTTGCGATAGCCACAATTCCACGTTTGTGCTATTTCGCTCTAACAATTGAGTAACAGTCTCTTTGAAAGCGATTGTTGCCTTATTTGGCGTACCTTTAGCCCTGCCGCCATATTTCGGCAATCCTTTAGGTCTTCCAACTGTTCCATTAGCCATAAATCTCTCAGCGAACTACTATGGTTTTATTGTCTCTTTTTTACTACATTTGTCAAGTCCCCAGTCTTTTGATGTTCTCTCGATTATTTTCTTCAGTGTGTCGCTCATGTTTAACTTTTCTTGTTTTCTATACATGTTTTGTTCAATGTGTATAGGTTTTCGTGTTTTTTATGCAGATCAATGCCTAAGTTGACGAGATAACTATAAATTCACCTCAAAGCCTCCCCCTACCCCATTGAACTAAATTCAATCAGGATTGAGAGAGGAAGTTCTCACCCCACTAATGTGGACAATCATGCTAACCATAAGTTAGTCCCCAGGCTTGATTGTGCAGCCAGCCCCACGGATTGTTACGGATTTGCACCGGGCGGTATCTCTACCCCTTACCGTGTAATCGGTTTGTCTGAGTGCGGCCCCGATTGATAGGCCCGTTAGCTAACCCGCTCTGAGGGGTTTAGCAGCCACAAAACAAAAAACCCTGCCTAGGAGGCTTTAGGCTTGGTGGCCGCATACAACGGGTAACAATCATTCCGCTGTAGCTTTGACGAAGCCTGCCTAGGCAGGGTATTCTATTTGCTTGATTGTAGCTAAAACGGTTTACCACGCCGTTTATATTTACATTACACCATAACTGACCTATATTGTCAACAAAATAGGTCAGTTAGGGAAATTACTTAGTAAATAATCAGCAACTTTACATTTGCGTAAGCCACAAGTCAGTTTCAAGCCTAATAATTCACCCATGCCAAGCAATAACGCAAGGCAATAACAGGAGCCACAAAATGAGCGCATACAGACACTGGAATGACGGTCGGCAATGGATTCGCATAATTGACGAAAACGGCAATGAATGGGATGAGCCAATCTCTGGCTGGACTGAAATACTCAATTTGACAGATGGAAGCGCACAATACAGACATGGCGCAACAAATCGTGTTTGTAAAGCCATTTAATAACAGGAGAAACCGAAATGAACAAAATTACCTACATGCCTCGGAACACAGGAGGCAAAGGCTGGACTGTTATTGAGAGAACAGGAAACCGGAAAATTGGCTACACAGAGAAAATAGCATCAAATACTGGTTTGACCATGCACACAGCATGCGCTATCGCCGCAACAATGCAACGCGACTACAACCGCAGCGGACAATCTCAGATTTAAGGTGAAATCAAAATGATCTACTCACACAAAAATCACCCACATCCACAAAAACTAATCAGTGGCTGGAAATTGGAAGACGGAAAAGTAACTATTTCCGGTTACGTGCTAGACCCTCAATTCATGGAGTCGTGCAGTATCGGCCTTGCTTGCAAGGATACGATTGAATACATCGAGGTCAAGAAAGCTATTGAAGCTCAGAATTTGCCTTGAGTTTTCTGGCAGCTTCACGGTAATGACGGGCTAACTCGATTAGCCCTTCTTTCGTGTATTTTCGGACTGTGTTATCAGACTCGATCATGTCCACAGCATCAAGGCCGATTCTTTCAACCAATCCTTTTCTGTAAGCAACATGATTGCCGCCTAGGTGGTTGTTACAGTATTTACATTGTCCGTTCACGTTATCTTCGACAAATCTCATATGCGGGGCGCTGCCTACTGATCTGTAATGCCCTGCGTCATAGGTGTTCGGCTCTGGCCCTAAAGGCTTTCCGCATGAAATACAAGGTTTGCCAATGTCACGCGATCGAATGAAGGCATTAAACGCGATTTGAGCCTTTTTCTTGAGTTCTGGCAATCCTTGCATGGATTCCAGCTTCTCGCGTGTTTTAGCGCGTTCTAGGAGTGTCTCTCTGGTTTGTTTCTTTTCTGCTTGTTCGCGTGTGTGAGATAAAGCGCAATCAGGACTGCACACTTTTTGTAGTGGTCTAAGCCTTTGATATTCTGATTTACAGATTTTGCAGATTGATTTTTTCATAATTAGCTAATGGTGGCCGGTGCTGATCCCCGGCTTGTGGGTGCACTTCGGATGCGTCCTCCACGGCTATCATCTTCACCATTGCGCCTCAGCTTGCGCATTCACCATCACGACTGTTGACTTCTCGCAATTCCCCGAAGGTACTTCCAGCTACGCCCGCAACGGCTGCGGGTGTTGCGCCCCGCCAAATCAACATGCGTGATGGCTCACATCACGGCGGCCACAACTATGTGCGGCCACGTCTTGTAATTCACCATCACGGCTGCGGACTGCTGTCCGGTGTCAAAGTCTGTTGCGGTCAGACACGCTGCCGCACTCTGTTTGCTCACCAGTCGCGCCACTTGAATGCTGGAACATCCTTGTCTTGAACATGGCTTCCAGACCATGCCAATCCGCGCCCGTGATGGTGTTGGGCACAACTCCAACTCAGTGCGTTCAATGTCAATTATAAATGTCTTTATGCTTTACTCAATAGGTGTTTACACTATGCTTTTGAGTAAGCAATCACTTGTCGTGTTCTGAGGATATCCTTGCTTCCCATTCCTTTAACTGCTCGAATATCCTCCCCTGCTTTTCTCTTGCTTTCAATACTGCTAGAGGTGTTTTTAGCATTATTCCGGGCTGTCTGTTCGTCAACCATTGAAATAGACGAAAACTTACGCCAGTTAAAAGCCGTGTTTGTTGATTTAGGTGTTCCGTCTGGCCATTTACTCATGGTGTGTGCCTCAGAAGAATCTGAATGCAGCCAGCGACAAAGATCACCGGAGCGCAGCAAATGCAGACCACACCAATGTCTCTCAACCAGTTGGGAATATAGGCGTTCCAGTCGTAAATGAGCAGGGCAATGGCGAAGACTGCCAAAGCTGCGGCGATGTATATTAAGGTCATTTGCCACCCCTTGCGCATCGTGCCATCTGCTTCTCTACTTCACCATCTACGTCCCACGCTTCATCTGCAACAACATAAGTGCGGATGACTTTTCTGCATTCGTTTTTCCAATGCTCTGCTTTCTCTCGCTCTCTCAGCACGGCGGCTGCTTGTTGGTCGGCGGTGTAGAGAGGTAATGGCCAACGGCGGACTGACATTTCCCATCTGACCTTTCCTAGATGGTTTTCAGCTACTGCCACAGGCTCCCCACTCCCTGCCAGCAGCTCTGCGCGGTAGTCGTCTTGTGTTTTCTGGATGAGGCGCTGGATTACGCCGTCAAACTCGGTTTTGTTATCAGAAATACCATCCCACCAAGCATTCAGCTCGGCCATGTTGTCTTTATCCATGATTCAGCTCCTTGAGTTTATTTTCGGCTGCAATTGCACCATCCGCCCACTCCGATGGCATTTCGGAAAAGAAATAGCTTGGCAGCCCGACCCACTCACGCTCAAGCGCTTCGCCAGCCGCCATGGCTGCCTTGAAATCAGCCACAAAACCAATCGCTTGCAGGCCATATTCCTTCAGGATGTTTTCGACGGCAGGCCACCAGGGGGGAGACTCATCCATCTTAGGCGCTGGTTTACGCTCGCAGTTCAGACAGCCCTCACCGGGAATCAGTGTTTTCCATCCGCACGCTTCGCAAAGCTCTAAGGCTTGCTGGTCGTATGTTGGTTCGCTGGATTGCACCTTGGCGATGACTAATTCTGCGTCTCTTGCAAGGCGGCCTGTCGAGTTGTCTTCAACAATTCGTTTTGCTATTGTCAGCAACTCATCCCGCTGCGCCTCAAGTGCTTGCAGTCTAGACCGCATCATGTCAGCTCGGTGCATGCCTAGCTCTTTTGTCTGAATGGTTTGAATCACCCATTGCGTTTTTTCAAGCCATTCAACAATTGTTGAGTTTGCGCTTTCCAGCTTCTTCGCCAGTTCTTCGGATTGTGGGAAAAACTGGCTCACGCCTTGGCCTTCTGCGCATTGCCGCCAGCCGTTTGTCTTGAGGTGTTCGATCCATTGAGCATCGCGGGCGGCTTCTATTGCTGCAAAATCGTTTCCTCTGATCCTGAAGGCAATTTCAGCAATCGCACGGCTGGCATACAGATGTGAAATTGCGTCAACCGCTTGTTCATCCGTCAGTTTAGGTGGTGTACTCATGGTTACTCCTTGATGCCGTGGGCGGCTTCGATTTCTTGAGTAATCTCATAGATATTTCCGAGAAAACACCCTTCACCGGAAAGATCGTCAATCTGTTTTCGGCTCAGCGGCTTGAGTGATGGCTGTGCCGAAAATTGCTTTGGCAATTTCTCTTGATAGAAAAGTTTTGGAGGCGCCTCAGATTGGCGCTGATAAACCGAAACGACACCCCCCCAATCCGGCGAGTCATACTCAAGCCCTGTAAAAAATTCTGGCAGTTTGGGCTCCTGCACTGGCTGTGCTGGTGCGGGGTGGGTGTCGGTTTGAGTATGAAGTAATAGCGTCAGGTCAATAACGCTCGACCGAAGCGCGTCGAACTCTGCCGTGCGTCGGTCGGCTACGTCAATTACAGCCTCCATCGCCTCAAGCGCCTGTTTCATTGCTTCAATCATTTCAATATCCCCTTGTCCAAATCTTCCATGCTTGTTTAAAGCCTAGATAACACCCTTTTGTCTTTGCGTACATCTTCCACAGATTGATAAATGTTTTCATTTTTGCTCCTGTTTGAAACTTGCTTCTACTGCTTTCTCCCGCTTCATCTGTCTGGCTAGTGCCTTCTTTTCTGCGGGAGTGAGTTCTTTCGGCTCTTCGCCAGCCCGTGCGTACAGAGCGCCGCACAGAAGAAGGCCGATCACGATAGCCAGCAGGACACTGAAAAATGATTCGCGCTTGCTAGGCTTTTCAATTGCACAAGCTAAGTCGCCTTTACACCCAAAGGCTTCTAGTGTTGTACGTGGGTATTTGCGTGTGGTCATTCTTTTTTCGCTTTCAACATTGCTTCTGCCGCCTGATGACACCATCTCGCCCTGTCTGCCGGGTGATTCATTGGGCACACTACCAATGCCTTCGCCGCAAAGTCATCCCGCAGACTCTGCTCAATCATTGCATCAAGCCAATCTGTGCCGCTGTCGGGTACTTTAAGTTTGATTGCAGCGTACTGGCGCAAGGTCATGCCTTGGTTTTCTCCGATAAATTCTCCGTCCTTTGTCCAGCTTGTCGCCGGAAACGCTGGCCCGCCTGTTTCTTTGTTGCTCATGCTGTGCCACCTTTTACTTTTGCAATAGCCTCATCATAAATTATGTCAATGACGTTAATTCTATTTGTGTTTTGAATGCGCTTCATAGCATTAAGCAGTATGTTGCAATTGGATTCAAGCTTTCGCAGTTCGGCTGCGGCTTTCGCATCATTTGAGCCAGCTCTGTGCCAGTGGTCGAGCCAATCAGCTAATCTTTGCGCTTCGGTTTGTTTTGTACTCATGCTGTCTCCTTTTGTGCAAATTCTGCAACGTACTTTTTAATCAACGCTTCACCAGTTCCATTGCAAAGTGCTGCGACGACTTCACTCAAGTCATTCATGTAGCACTCGACAATATCGGTAAGTGAATATCCGGTTTCAGCTACGTTTGTTTTAACGTCTGCATCATCAATCAGCTTTTCAGCATCTTTGGTGATGTACTCTTGTCGAGCTTCTAACGCTGCTTCGTTTTCCTCAAGTCGTGCAAAGTAGTTGTCGTCCATTGCTGTCATGTCAATCATGTCAATCTCCTGTTAATGCCCATATTCTGCCACAGTCGGGCTATGCGTCAACATTTATTTAATAGGTGTTTTCCCTAGTAAAATAATCTTGTAAATCGGCATAGTGTGGCATATACTAGCACGACTTTAACAGGAGTTTGATATGACTGAACGAATCTGGCACTCTGGTAAACCTCCTTGTGTTGGTTGGTATAACGCAAGCAAACAAAGGCAAGCTAATTGTTGGCGTTGGTGGGATGGACTGCTCTGGTCTTTGCCAGCTTATGAAAATGAAAAATCAGATTTAGCCCTTCAATCTGCATTTGCAAAAGCCGAGTTTCAAGATTGCATCGAATGGACAACCTACTGGCCCAAAAATCCCCGCGTACCTGATACACGTAATCTGAAAGGATACAAATGAGAAAAGGAAACCGACTATTGCGAAAGTGGCTAGACAAACAGCCACAAGGCTCACGCGCACACTTAGCTCGATTGTGCAATGTTGACCCTTCTACTATTGGGAAACTTGTTCCACGTAGGAAGGATGTGTTAGCTCGTAGCCCTTCGCCAGATTTGGCTGAGGCAATTGAACGATTTACAGGAATTGGGGTGAACACATGGTAAGTGAATTCCATGTTGTCGAAGAAAAAGAATTCTTCGCGCCCGTTTCTGCTGATGTGGTTGATGGATTAGTTGGTCAGTATCAATCCATGCGCGGCAAGATCGAGGCGATGGCATCGCGCATGACGGATGTGGACGCTCAGACGGCCATGCACTATTTCTTGGACGCAGCCGCCCGCCATGACCGCCAACGCAGCGCACCCGCTGTTGCAGAGCTATTCAGGCTGGCTCCAGCCATCGCCAGCCTCAACGCGGCATACTGGTCGAAGGCGCTCCAACTCACTGACGTGCTGGACACCATGCCTCAAGCACGACGGGATGCGTGGAACGAGCAAATCCGAAACCCAGAGGGAAACAGGCGTGACAGGCACTCCAAGGACTGGATCAACCCACCGCTGCCAGACTTTACCGATGACAACGTGCGCAACACGCTGGGCGACCTGCTGCGCATGCGCGGGCAGTTCTTGGCCGAGCGCGTGGACGGCATCTTTCGTGGCCTGAGCGGCGAGCACGTCACTAATGCGCCAGAAGCCTTCGGCAAACGCATGATTGTGGCATTTGTGCTGGGCGACTACTACGCTACCAACCATGGCCGCGCTGGTCTCATCAACGACCTGCGGGCCGTCATCGCAAAATTCATGGGCCGCGATGAACCGAAGTGGCACGCCACGTCTGGGCTTATCGAGACGCTGAAATACCGCTGGGGTGAGTGGGTTGCCGTCGATGGTCATGCCCTGCGAATCCGGCTCTACAAAAAGGGCACGGCGCACATTGAAGTTCACCCGGACATGGCGTGGCGGCTCAACTGCGTGCTGGCGCAGATGCACCCGCGTGCCATCCCCTCTGAGTTCCGGCAGCGCCCGACCAAGCGACCGAAAGAAATCAAGCCCATGCAGCGCCCACTCCCCTTCGCCGTGGTCGAGGAACTTGCCAACTTCAAGCGCGACCGCCACGGTGCCCGGTGGTCATTCGGATACGGCAGCAGCGAGGGCAAACACAGCCGGGAGGAAGCCGTCCGCATCATCGAGAGCATCGGCGGCGCGAAGACTGAAAACGGCTTCGGGTTCGACTATGACCCTACGGACGTTCTGGGCGACATCGTTGCCAGCGGCTGCGTGCCAGATCAAAAGTCGCATCAGTTCTACCCGACACCCGAGAAACTGGCCCGCATCGCCGTCGAAGCCGCTGAGATTGACCACATGCACACGGTATTGGAGCCGAGCGCCGGTCAAGGCGGCTTGGCCGACATCATCGGCGAGAACACGAAGACGCTGGACTGCGTGGAGCTGTCGTCCCTGCACTGCAAGGTGCTGGAGGCCAAGGGCCATCGCGTGACCAATGCGGATTTTCTGGCGCTGCACACAAACCGCGAACTCTACGACTGCGTGGTGATGAACCCGCCCTTTGATCAAGGCCGCTGGCAAGCGCATCTTGAGCATGCGGCCAAGCTGGTGAAGCATGGCGGGCGGCTGGTTGCCATCCTGCCCAGTGGAGCCAAGAGCCGCGATTTACTATCCGGCTTCGATCTTGAGTGGCGCGGGCCATTCGACAACGAATTCCCCGGCACATCGGTGTCCGTGGTGATTCTTGTGGCAGACAAAAAATGAAACCGAATCCGCGTATGGTATTGCACTGTTCGCGGTGCGGTAAAACGCTACTAAACAAGCCTGCCGGATGGATAGCAGACATGGCCTTCGGGCCTGTTTGTTTCGCAAAAATCAAAGGTGCAACAGTTCAAATCCAAGAGTCTAAGATCGTGCGGGATGATAAGACTGTTGATATGTTTGAGGTGAAAAACAAATGTTAGTAAATGCTATAAATTTCCCCGGCCCTGCTTTATGGCAAGGTTTGATGATGTGCGCTATCCCATTTTTTTTATGGCTTGCTTTACACAAAGATGGCAAACATATCAAGCTTGCTTCAATAGGATATTGTGCTTTAGGGTTTGTCTTATTCTTTGTAATTGGAGTGAAATAGAATATAATTTAATCGTGAATTCTTAGATATAGCCGTGGACAAGACGGTTACGCTAAGGGTTCAACCCTCGCCTAGTGGCCCCTCTGCTTGTCCCAGAGGTTTGCCCTAGGCGTTTTTTTTGGCTATTTTTATGCACTATTACAAACGCAATATTGGAGACTATGCTAAACGGACGAGCAGGCTTACGCTTTTGCAGCATGGTGTTTACACGCTTTTGCTAGATGCTTGTTATGACCGTGAGGTTTTTCCAACTGAGGAACAGGCAATTCAATGGCTTTGGGCAAGCAGCGCAGAGGAAATTGAAGCTATCAAATTTGTCTTGAATCGGTACTTCATTAAGTCTGATGATGGAACATTTACACATGACGATGTGCTTGCTGATCTGTGTGAATATCATGCAATGGCAGACAGAAACAAGCTCATCGCCATTGAAAGAGAAACGAGACGTAAGGAATTACGCACGAGTCGTGCACACACCGTAAACGGCGCGTCACGAGATATGCACGAGTCGCCACCTAACCAAGAACTAAGAACTAAGAACAATAAACCATTAACAACTAACCAAGAAACAAAATATACATCGCGCAAGCGCGTTTCAAATACTTTTCAAAAGCCTGATGATGTAGATGAGTCAATCTGGAATGATTTTCTTGAAATCAGGAAAGCTAAGCGGTCGCCTTTGACTGAAACAGCATTAGCCGGAATCAGATCAGAATCTGATAAAGCAGGGCTATCAATGAATGATGCGCTGCGAACATGTTGCCTTCGTGGTTGGCAAGGGTTTAAGGCAGACTGGATAACAAAAACTGACAAGCCTAAGACTTTTCACAATGTCGCTGGTATGGATTACACGCAAGGAGTGAAGCCAGATGGAAGTTTCTAACTCTGACGTACAAAAAAGAACTTGCCTTACTCATGGAGAGTATGAGCAATCTTTTGTCGAAATCCTTGGTAGAAAGATTTACAAAAACTGTCCCAAGTGCATTGCTGAACAAAGCAAGAAAGAAGATTCTTTGAAAACAAAACTAATTGAAGAAAGACGACTTCGTGAAATTGAGCGATGCCGTGAAAAGTCTTTGATACCAAAACGGTTTAAGTCTTGTAGTTTTGAAAATTTCAAAATATCCAATGATGGACAAGCTGCGGCGCTTAAGTCTGCGATGGAGTTTGTATCCGATTGGGAGGAAGTAGAAAAGTCTGGGCGATGCTTGATTTTTTCCGGCAAGGTAGGAACAGGAAAAACGCATTTAGCATGTGCTATTGCCAACAATCTTGTTGAACTGTCCGTTTTATCAAAACTGTACACAGTAGCTGGATTGATGCGCTACGTGAAGGAATCATTCTCAAGTGATTCGCAAGAATCGGAATCAATGATTATTGATGAGTTATCAAATCTTGATTTGCTACTTTTGGATGAAGCAGGAATGGACTACGGAACAGATTTTAACAAAGCCACGTTGTTTGAGATTTTGAATCGTAGATATGAAAACATGAAGCCAACAATCTTAATGACGAATCTAGACATTAACGCTCTGCGTGAATATTTGGGTGATCGTCTGCTAGACAGAATGAGAGAGGGCGGCGGCAAGTTGGTTTCATTCACATGGGAAAGCCAACGAAGATAAGGGTTTATCCCAATTGCATCACATCAACTAAAGATTGAGAATTGAGATTAACAGGAGTAAATGACATGAGCAAACAAACAGATGCACAACTGATTAAAAACTTCTTAGAAAAACAATGGAAGTCTGAAGTGCTTATTAGAGAACTTTATGCGCAGCGGGATGAGTTGCTGAAGGCGCTGCAGTCTATCTACGCCGACCAACTAGCAGCCGCCGTGCTGAGAGAACGAGAGGAGTGCGCAAAAGAGTGTGAGCGAATGGTATTGTTTCCGGGAGGTAGGCAAGAAGCTCATGCGCACAGTAGCGTGTGGGATGCCGCCAAAGCCATCCGCGCAAGGGGTGGCAAATGAACCGCACAGAAACACTTTTAAAACTCCTTCGCTTAGGCCAGTTGCAAGCATGGGAGATATTTGAAGCTATGGGCGGTTCAATCGAATCAGTCAAAGACGCTATTAACGATGCTGTAACACGTGAATTGGTTACTTATAAGCATTGTTATGGCGGTAGGTTTTATTGTCTTAAACAGGAGTGAGTTATGACAGACAAAGAACTATTAGAGCTTGCTGCTAAGGCGGCTGGATACAAAGAATACAGCTATGGAGAATTAAGTGGAGGAGATTCTTGCTTGTATTTGCACGATACGGATTTCACAGGAATCTGGAACCCACTTACAGACGATGGTGATGCGCTTCGGCTGGCGGTGAAGTTAGGATTCGGGATAACAAAGCATTGGCCTGTCACCCGATCCACAGACGGCACAGACCCATACGCCGCAACCCGCCGCGCCATTGTCCGCGCCGCCGCTGAAATTGGAAAGGGTATGAAATGAAATTTCCTGATTGGATTGGCCTTGCCCGGAAAAATGACCCGCAAACAAGCAAAGAAGCGGCAAAGCAAGTGCAAGAGTTTTCCGCTAACCACAAGACACGGATTCTTGATGCTCTAAACTTGCTTACAGAGGCTACAGCGCATGAAATAGCCCCTCACTGCGGGATTGATAGCGTTGCAGTGACCAGACGATTATCAGAGCTTGCAGACGATGGATTGATTTACTGCCCAAATCAGAATGGATGTGATATGACTCGCAAAACACCTTCAGGACGTTATGCTAGGGTTTGGAGATTGATGTGAAAAAAGTCGAAACTATGTACAAAAAAGTAGGGCGTAAATATGTCCCTGTCGGCATTCGTTGGTATGAAGATCACAATTGCTCAGGATCAATGAACGTTGGCACTTTTCTTTTGACTTATGCTTATACAGAAGGCGGGAGAATGTACGAATATTCTGTCAAGCCTGATACAGCATCATTTATTGCAGCTTCGATGGTTGCACGTAAAGCGATGGAAGAAAAAATAACGGAATTCGCAAAAGCGAAGCCCAGTGGCACAAAAAAGTACACAGACAAACAACTAGCCGCAATTGCTGAGTTTCGCGAAAAGATGGGCGGCATGTTTCCTACTTGGTGGATTGAAAATAGCAGTTATGACATTGCCAAAGCTGGCATTGATGCTGTTATAAATTACAAACCATGACTTGTGAATGTTGCGAGTTAGCAAGAGACAATCCATATTACAGAGTCGGTTCGACTGGTTGCAAGTGGTGCGTGGCTCGATTGATTGGATTTGTTATGAGCTACAACATTCCAAAGGAAGAAAAGCAGGCTAGAGCTAGATCACTTCTTGAATCGGCTAGGTGGAGTGACCCAGACGAGATAAGGGCGCTGGTTAAACGAAAAGAGTTCTATGAAAAAATCATTCAAACTGTACGAGAAGAAACAAGCACATCAGGTGATTCTCGAAGTATGGGAGCTGGCAAAAGAGCTAATAGGAAGCGGTAAGAGACTAACTCTCACACTTGCAGAGCAAACCAGATCACTTGAACAAAATTCCTTGCTTCACGACCTTTTCACAGACGCAGCTAATCAGGCCGAATGGATGGGTAAAAAGCGTACAGCAGAGGAATGGAAGAATTTATTTATCAGTGGTCATGCAATGGCTACAAAACAAGGTGTTGAGATAGTTCCCGGTCTTGAAGGAGAGTTCTTGAACATCCGAGAGAGTTCCGCGCAAATGTCAGTTGAAAGAATGACAAGCCTCATAGAGTACGTTATTGCATGGGGTACGCAGAATGGAGTTAAGTTTAGAAAGGTTCAACCATGAAGATTCTTTTAGAAGCAGGCGAAGAAGAGGAAATTTTGTTTGGTAATGACCAAGACATTGCACTAAAAAACTTCTTAGATACGTTCGGCGATATTGTTTCCAGAGTAGAGCAATTACGCTATATGGCGGCGGTAACCGGGGCAATGCGATGGCAAGAAAGTCAAGAATTTCCAATTCGTCTGGAATGGAGGTTAAGCGTTAGATAGGGTAAACACCTATTTATTTTTCTAACCATAGTGGCAGAATTTAGGTTAACAGGAGTAAGCAATGAAAGCAATTTTTCAATCAATTAGTATCGGATTCCGTGAGGCTATCCGGGCATATCGAAACATCAAGCGTATGAATCAGTTTGATCGTGCTGGCAAGTTTTCACCATTCTGAGGTAACAAATGTCTGTTTACAAAGCAATCAATGCAGTACAAAAAGCACTAGCAAAATCTGGAATCTCAAAAGATTCTGAAAACAAGTTTGATGGTTATAAGTTTCGTGGAATTGACGCTGTTTACAACGCGCTTTCACCTTTATTGGCAGAGCATGGATTGTGTATTTTGCCGCGCATGATTTCTCGCATTTGCGACGAACGCCTTTCCCAAAAAGGAGGAGCGTTGTTTTATGTAACGGTTGAGGCAGAGTTTGATTTTGTGTGTGCTGAGGATGGTTCTAAGCACACAGTTCGCACATTTGGCGAAGCGATGGATAGAGGCGATAAGGCTACCAATAAAGCCATGTCAGCGGCCTACAAATATGCGGCTTTCCAAACCTTTGCAATTCCAACAGAGGGCGATAACGATGCTGATGCACAGAGCCATGATGTAAAACCAAAACACGCACCAGCTACAACAGAGCAATCCATAGTCAAGCCTGACCGTGTAGATATTCTGATTTCCGTAGCCGACAACATGCGTTCACACTATGCAAGCGATGATGTTATTGGAGCGTTTGAAGAATACGAAACTCTGACAGATTCAGAAGAACGCGCTTATGTCTGGGCGCTACTCAAACCAGATAGCAAACTTCGTGCAGCAATTAAAGCACACGGTCAATCACTGAAAGGTTAAAAATGAGCGATTTCGACAATACAAATACAGGCGTCTTGTTTAAGAACGAGGATAAACAATCCGCTAATCATCCTGATTACAAAGGTTCAGTAAACGTGAATGGTCAAGAATTTTGGTTGTCTGCATGGATTAAACCATTGAAGAAAGACCCGTCTAAGCGATTCATGTCTATCTCTGTCAAACCAAAAGAATCAAAGCAAGCGCCTAAGCAAGCTGCAAAGCCAGCGCCAGCTTCTGATCCTGATTTTGTTGATTCGATTCCTTTCTGAGATAAAAAACATGATTAACGAAATCAAACAATGGTTTGAGGCCGCAGTGCCTGAGCCAACAGACAAAAGCCGTGCTGTTCAAATTGGCATCCACTATGAGGAAGTTGCCGAAATGCTTGATGCTGTTGGAGATGATTTCCCAGATATGGAATGGTTATCTGCTTACTACAAAATAACATCCCCCGGAATTGGTGTTGACGAAGTTGACCGAATAGCCATGCTTGATGCGCTCTGCGACCAAATTGTTACCGCCATTGGTGTGGCACACATGTTCGGAATGGACATTGAAGGCGCATTGGCAGAGGTGAATCGCAGCAACTGGAGCAAATTTGTTGAAGGCGTTCCGCACTTTGACGCAAACGGAAAGATCATCAAAGGCCCAAGCTACACACGACCTGAATTGTCAAATTTTGTTTTAGGTGCAAAATGAAATTTAAGTTTTATATGGATGTTTGGCCCGGTATTGATTTTTCTTATGCAGGAGCAACAACAAATCCAACATGGGAAAAACCGCCAAACGGAAAACGTATTTCTTTTGAAGTTGAGATTCCAGATCACCTTATTGGGAAAGGTGTAGATTTCAAAGTTCAAGAAACTTCAATTGCAAAAGAGGTTAAAAATGACTGAATACATCATTGCAATCAAGATTAAATCACCTGTAGAGCTACCTAAAGACATTGGAAATATTCTCGATAAGGTATCTCAGACAGCGTACAACCACATTGCAGCAAAAGGTATCCAGCCTGATGTATCTGCGGAACTTCGGAAAACGATTAAAAGTTAGGGTAAATCCCTATTCAAATAGCCTTGAGTTAGTTTGACAATATAGGCTAAACAGGAGTTAGAAATGAGTTATATCTTTAGTTTCTTTTGCGTACTGATCGGGGAAATTGTTTCTTACTTTTTGGTAGGTCACGGGCATACTTTTCCTGTTCTATATGGCGCTGCCATTGCTTTAACAGCGCACAAAGTTCTATTTTTGGATCAATCAAAATGACAGCACATAAACACGCAGAAAACATGCTTCTCTATGCGCAAGATGCAGCAGAGACAGAAACACCGTGGGAACGTTGGGAATATAAACTTTGTGGATACTCAAACCCGTGGATTAACATTGAATGTAGTCCAGATTGGTCTTTTTTGTGTGATTACCGCCGTAAACCAAAGACACGCAAAGTAACAGTTGATGGTGTTGACTATGAGTTTCCAGAGCCTTTGAAAGAGTGGCCCAAAGGAAATAAAGAAGCATGGATTTTAAGTGGTGACTGCATTTTTCCTTGCAAGGATGAGTTGAGCGCAGCAGTTAAGCTTGGAATAGCTCAAGCTACAAAAGAAGGCGCAGAAGCACAACGAAAAGCCATTCAAGCAGTCTGCGGGTATTGAAGTGACTCCCGAAGAAAAAGAGCAACAGTCAGCAAATGATCTAGTTACTCACATTGTTAAACGTGTGAGTGATAGCGTATTTATCGCAAAGTCAAATGCTGGTACTTATGCTTATCAAAACAATCAAAACCCTGACGATCACTCAGCAGCTAGGACGGCAATTATTCAATCTGCAATTGAAAAAGCAGAGTGTGGAATTGTTAGGGCTATTTTGAAAGAGGCTTTGAAATGACAATCGCACAAGAGATTAGAAACGCTGCTATCAACTGGCCTCAGTTTTTGGGTGATATTGAGAGTGAAATTGTGTATTCGTTTTATGGCTCTATGTTGTTTTTCCCATCAAATATAGATTTTGATTGCCGTGTATTTATGCTCCTAGTAGCAGAGGCACTGGAATGAGCCTACAAAAAAACATCATAGAACTTCTAAGAAAGAACGAAGAAGGTCTAACAACAAACCAGATTTGCACTCAGCTAAATGTTGAGAAAAAAGCAGTTCAGCAATCAATGCGGCGACTTAGAGAATACTGCGTTTATATCGACCACTGGACTATCCCAAGGAACATTAAGCGCCCAACTGCTGTATTTTGTTTAGCCTATCTTCCTCCAGATTGCCCGTCGCCCGATGAAAAGACCTAATCCGTTAGTC